TATAAACTCACTGCTAGTAGCCGAGCTAGTTCCCTTCGGCAAAGAAAAGGAGAAAGTATGAAAACTAAATTTGATATAGCACATGATTTACTTGCTATCCTAGGTACAATTAAAGACTTAGAACTAGAGGTTAGAAAATTAAAAAAAGAAGTTGAACAAGAATGTTGGCAGTTCAGAGATAAACAAGAAGCGGAGAATAGATCAGTATGAGTGCATTTAAAGATTGGGTCATGGACGAACAAGAAAATAGACAAGATAGTTTCTTAGATAACTGCTACGAGAAAGCATTTGTTATCTACAGCTACGATAAGAACCTACACATAGCACACTTAGAGAACTCTGATATGCCATTAAAAGACTTTTTAAAAGCATATAACGTGAAGATGAGAGAGCTTGGAGATGATGAGGTAGTGTATCACATATGAACAAAGATAAACTGTGTGACACCTGTAAAAAGGAGAAAGCCGTGATCATCGAACATGATATGTTTTACTCTTGCGCTAAGTGTATGTGGAATGCGTACTACAAACAACAAAAGAAACTAGCAAAGCCTTTTGAACAAGCACGAAAGTGGATTGAAGCACAATGAATAAACCCGTGGTCCTTGTTACGTGGCTCGATGCCAAAGACGGACAGACCGGGTGGCATTCTATTGAAGACATACAAAAAGAACGATTAGCCATTTGCCACTCTACCGGGTGGCTGATGTATAAGGACGAGACAAAAATAATTATCATGGCAGACTATTCAGAATTTGACGGCGACAAAGAGGGCGGACGTCACATCACCATACCAACCGGGTGGGTGCAAACAATTACATATCTTAAAGCAGATTATAAGGAGAAACAAAATGAACATGGATAGATTATTGGCGTCGGTCAAAAAACACGAAGGCTACAGAAACAAAGTATATCTTGATACCCTAGGTAAGAGAACCGTGGGCGTCGGTCATTTATGCGTGGAGGATTTCTGGGAAGATGACAAAGAGTACGAAGAAAAGTTTCTCATGACCATCCTAGAACACGATCTAGAATCAGCTATAAAGAGTGCAAAACAACTAATAGCAGAGCATGGTTGCATGGATATGGACGAGGTAGCAGAAGAAATCATCATAGAAATGGTGTTTCAACTTGGTAAGACAGGTGTCTCTAAGTTCAAGAACATGTGGAAAGCATTGTCCGGGTTAGAATATTCTGTCGCGGCGAGTGAAATGTTAGACTCACGTTGGGCAAAACAAACACCAAACAGAGCAAAAGCAATGAGTGCGGAGATGGCGGGCATTGGCTAAATACGTCTGGCAGTGGTATTGGGACTACGACTACCTTGGTAACAAGTACAAGGCGATCTATTTTGGTCCCCGATTGGACTGGATGAAGCTGTTTAAAAGGAAAAAAAAGAAATGAAGCTACTTATACTCACAGGATTGGTCATCATCATTGTCTTATTGGCTCTCATAGCTCTAATGGTTTATGCGATTGGTGACAAAATATCCCAAAAATAAAAGATGTTGATTTCCTATATGCTTTAGGTGTATAACTGGAAGCTTACCCCCAAAACAAAAGGAATAATATGACGGTAGAAGAATTAAAGGATGTTATTGTGTATTTACAAGGCAGAGTAGAAGAATTAGAATCAAAAAAATTATGTGAATGCGCGGAAGAACCTGTAAAGCCTACCGTTCAATATACTACGAACTATGATGAGGATGAGGACTGTATTGCATGTTCGGCGTAACTCTATCTTGGTTCCATTGCTGTACTCGACCACGCCAATAGTCTTTTTCTTTACGGTCTATTTGTTCCCACCTAGCACGTCTAAACCCTTCTTTATCAAATCGGTAGCGTAAGTTTTTCGCTTGCTTATCGTATTTTGTTTCTTCAGACATTAAGACCTTTCACTGCTTTATCCATGGTAAAATGTACATTAAATGCCATAGAACGTCTCTCTCCTTCGCTTCTGAAGGGGTAGACTTGATGTACTAGCCAACTAGGGAAGATGTAAAAATCACCTACCTCTGGTTTCACTAAAAAACTATGTTGTGCAAAATGGTTGGGGATAGACCCAATAAACTCAAGACAGCCGGCAGTAGGATGATGATCTTCTTTGTCGTATTCTTTATCAAACTCAGGAGGAATTTTTAGAAAACAAACACCCGATAAATTCGAATCGTGAATATGCATCGGGTTAAAATCGCCAGCCCACTGACTAACTGTCCACACACGAAACGCGATCTGTGTACCCTCGGGGAGAAATTCGGGCAACACGCGCTTTGTGTATTCTTGCGATATGGTTGCAAGAAACTCTGGTAGACCATTGATTGCCATATGGTCTATACTAATCTCTTTTTTGACGTTCCCGGCAAGGTTATGGCTCCAATCTCTCTCTTTACTCTTCTCCTCATCATTTAATACATCATCAGATTGTTTGTTTAATGCATCGACATACAGTTGAGGTAGCTTTGTTTTGAGGACACTTGGCCCAAAAGGTTGGTATATATCAAAAGATATCTGTTCTTCAGCCATCAAAATTCTCCGGGTTTTTAAATTCTCTTTCGTGTTGCTCCCACAGACGACGACCTTCGCCATAAGAATATAACCATTCGTTGACAGTAAATTCTTTCATAGTGCCGTCTGTGTAGGACACAATAACTTTATCGTTAACTTTTCTTACTGCACTAACTATCAGCTTTTTTTTCATCTTTAACATGACCTTGAGCTATTGGTTGTGTAAAGTAGATTGCTTTTATATCTTTAATAGCATCTCTAATATGCACTTTTTCTAATATAATATTTTTTAACTCTTCGATATGATCGGCGTGATCAAAATCTTTACTCGTAATGTAAGTAGGTACGTTTGTTAAAAGAACTTCTTTAGCTTCAAGTTCAGATAACTCTCCGGTAAGTTTATTTAAAACTGCTGTGTATAGCGCTGATTTAATTATTCTATCCTTATTGTCTGACATGTTTATCATCCCCGTTTTTTAGCGTTGATTTATCTTCTTCTTTATCAACTAAGTAACGTATAAAAGAGGCCATGGACATATAGTTTTGTTCCGCTATAGGCTTGGCTCGTTTATAAGTGTCAATGCTGATCGCGACAGATTTATACTTTTTAATGTCGGTCATTTCTTTCTCCTATATATATGGTATGTTTATTCATACAAGCCCATACATATGGGATTTTGGCTAATTGTCAAGGAAATTAGGTAGCTTTGTTATTATTATGATATTGCCAGATTTCTTTTGACTTAAATATATCCGGGTATTTTTGAAACAATCCAAGAGTAATAGCACGTAGCTTTTCTGTATACTCTGGGTCTATCGCATAGTTTTTTAATGTCTCAATAATGAGAAAAACATCTACATTATCGGTAATGTATTGTTGCAAACGTAAGTCTCTATATTCAACAAAAGCACTAGATGCATTGAGTAAGGCGATGTAATCAGCAACGCTCTCACATCTGTTTTCATACTTTTTTAGTAGTACATTACTATTTTTTGACTTCATATGAGGCTCTGTGTCATCTGTTTCGATGATTCCGTAGTAGTTACTACCCTCTAATGCAAAACGAGAGCGTCCCCAATCGGATTCTAGTATGGCTTGTGCTACACTAATCGCTACCACAACCCTGTACCGTGGTTCGATAACCGCGTTATTAAGTACAGTACACTCGGCTATACCTTGCACAAACTGGTCTTGCGGATTACCATCATAGTTAAATGTAAAACCATTCAGTAATGGATTACATAATAAAAATAATGTCGCGCATAGTTCCTTAAACATCGTCGTCCTTTTCCATAAATACGTGTTCGACCTTTAATTTTATCTGTTCCGGTGTCCGTTGTCGATGTATTTTTGTCCCGGGTTTCCAAGATTGCCTGTAATTAGTCGTTTTTACATCAATCTTTCTTACCTCTCCTGTCTTCTCATTGACTATAACCATGTCAATCGGTCCTTTAGGTGATACATTACGAAACACCCAGTAACCTTCTTTCAAAAATTTAATCGTTGCTTTTAATTCGTTTACGTCGCCTACTTTTTGTTTATCTCGCCCCATGATGGTCCTATCTCTGCATCAACTTTGAGAGGAACTTTTAACTCAACGGTATTCTCCATAACTTCTTTGATCCGTGTTGCTTGTTCCGGGTTCTCAATAGAACAGTTTAATTCATCATGTACCTGTATGTGAGAAACAATGCCCTCTTCATACAAATCAACCATTGCCTTCTTTGTCATATCAGCCGATGATCCTTGTATCAATCTGTTCAATGCTTTGTATGTCCATGCTCTCTTTAGATCACGTCCATATTCTTTTTCTGCTTGCCACAGTGGTAATGCTTTATGAATACCAAAAGCTCTTGGCTCCCATAAATCAAAGCGACACTTACGGCCTAGCAGTGTGCGTAAGAAACCAACATTATCTGCTTTGCGTGTTGCTTGTTCCATGAGCTGTTTAACAAAGGGAACGTTCGCATGAAACTTAGCAAACAAATCTTCGGTCTCGTCTCTATCTAAACCTAACTCGCTAGATAGTTTACCTTTACCCATACCGTACATCATACCAAGATTAATTGTCTTGGCTGTACGCCGGTCAATGCCGGCCATATCGGCGACAGCTTGGTGAAAGTCGGGATCTTCTGTCTTATAAGACTCGATGACCTCGTCGGCGCCTTTCAAGCCACCGCCGGTAAGCGCGGCGAAGTGCACAAGAACGCGTGGTTCTTGCTGAGAGTAGTCGAAACTACCCCACTTGCAACCCTCGTCTGGGACGAAGATTGATCGTATCAACGGCCCGATATCTTTATTACGTGCAGGAATTTGTTGTAGGTTTGGATTACTATAACTGAACCGTCCGGTGACTGTTCCTCCTGTTTCACCACGCATTTGATTGATATCGGCGTGAATTCTACTGTGTGAAGAGTGTGTTAATATTGTGTCAATAAATGTTGTGCGTGCTTTATTGAACTCTCTTGCTTGTACAACCATTTTTGCTAATGGATGTTTGTGTGTTGTTAAAAAGTTTTTATCAAACTTTGGTTGCCCGGACTTCTCTGTGCGCTCGTATTTAATTTTTAATTTATCAAATGCTTTTGCTACACTGACTGCCGCCCAGACATCTACATCAACACCTGTATCTTTTTTAATTTGTGTGAGTAATGTTGTTTCTTTTTTCTGTAAATCTTTTTTTATTCTATCTGCTTTATCTAAATCAACACGTACACCTTTTGATTTAATATCTAATAGACATGGAAACAGTCGTGTCTCTAAATCAAAGATACTAGATAACTCTTGCTTAATTAATTCTACTTTAAAATACTGCCATAGTTTTAGTGTTAATTCTGCATCTTGTTCGGCATAGGGACCAACATACATTGCCGGTAGTCTATACATCTCTGCTTTTGCATCAACACCCCACTCTTTTGCGGCTTCGTATAATAAACCTTCTGACTTTGTTTCTTTGAGATAGTCTTTACCTAACTCGTTTAGTGAATATCTAAATCTGTTTTCATCTATAAGTGGCGCGGCAATCAAGGTATCTATAATTTTACCTTTTACTTCTACACCCCACCATCTAAGCCAACCT